GACTTCTTCCTTGATAAAAACTCAGGATAGGTCATGTAGTAGATAGGGCGAGCATTGAGGCCATAATCGCTCGCATTCATACCCAGAATCTTACGAGCCTCGTCGTCATCCTCTGGGAGACGTCGGACCACCTCCATAGCGGCGACAACTGCGTGAGTTGTTTTGCCAATTCCGGGCCCTCCATCAAAAAGCATACCGACGCCATTGGTTCCAATGTTGCCAACCTGCTTTATAACAAGACCGTTAACAACATCCTCAATCCATTGGTCGTATTGCGGTGGAAGTTCGCCTGAACGCTCAGTAATGTCTTTAGGTTCAAGACCTAGAAAGCGACGTGGAATATTAGAAGTGCGCAAAAGCCAATGCTTTTTTATAGACGAGAGTTGATTCACGTCGTACACTATTTGGCTCCCCTCAATTTCTGTTCGTATCGTTCTAACTGCGCTCTGCCAGACATAGAATTCTGAAACTCTCTGCCATCACTTGCAGTTATGGTCGCCATTTTTACAGTAGGTGTTTTCTCTTTAGCAACTCGACCAAGACCAAGATTCTCTCTTGCCTGATTCATCTTCTTGCCAAATGATGCGAGGTAAAGTTTGTAAAGGTTAGGAGCCTCATCGCCAATCTGTTTAAAGTTTCTTTCATCCGCCATAAACATGCGGAGAAGTTCAAGTTCAATTAAGGCAGTAGTTCCGTATTGCTTTCTGAACTTTGAGAGGGCTCCTGATAACGCTCTGACATTGACTGTTCCTGGTAAGAGGGGATACTTGCGCCCAACCCGAAAAGAAAACTCTGCAGCGACATCCATTGGGGTCCACTCATGTTCTGGCCTCTTGCCACGAGTCTTGGGGTCACGCTTTGAGATTTTCTGTTGTGGAGCATCTTTCGGTTCAATGAGTCCAAAGCCTGCAAGTTCATCTCCATCGTCATATTTTTTCATAGGAACCTTTACTTCCTTTAGTGAAACATCTCCGATGTTTCTAAATTCTTTTAATTGATTACTAATTTGGCTATTAGGTACTAATGGCTTATTGGTAGATTGGCTATCTGAACCATTAGTCACATAGCCATGTGAGGCGCGGTAATTTGCGTCCCCTATAGCGCGGTAATTTGCGTCCCTTATCTCAATCATAAGGTAGCCATTAAAGCCATTTGCACGGCGGGTTGGAGATGTGGCGATTAGGCCATGGCTCTCTAACGCCTTCAGAGCCCTTCTGACTGTCTTGTCTGATTTTTTGTTCGTCTCTCTACCCAATACCTCTACGGAAGCCTTAAAACGGCCTTTGGAGCCCGCAAAACGGCACAGAACGACCAGTAGTCGGAACTGGTAATCGGATAGTTGGGCTGTAAATGCCTCCTGTGGGATTTTCACGGGCGAATCCTACTTATCGAAAGGGTTGATGTCCTTCTTGCCCATATCCTCTCGCAGGCGCTCTTCTACAGCCTTTGAAAGGGTATTTAGGATGCCGTTGGTGATGTAGGTAGCGAATGCCTCTATGAAGTTGGACATAGCCTCCTGCATCTCTTCGTACAGCATGTCGGATTCATCATCATCATCAAAGTCGACTTCTACTGACTCAAGTCCATCATCTACATTCCAGGTCTCAATAGCCAAATCCTCAACAGCGTGAAGAACTAGGTGAGCCTCGATACTGTCTTCCCATACCATCGCAAGAATGTCATCAGCAGTTATCTCTCTGGTTAATTCTTTTAACGGATTTGTGCACATAGTTATGTCGTGAGCCTTTAGAACCAGACCGTCTATCCCATCACTTCCATCTGTAAAGAACAGGTGATACTTGACTCCAGTTTCTTCTAGCACTTGAGTTAAAGATATTGTGAAATCTGGAAGGTCCAGTACTGGAAAAACAACTACCGCGTCTTTGTTTAACTGAATTAAACGTCGCATTCCCTCTTTTACATTACCGTCTTTAAACGGCATAACGATAATTCTTTTCATAGCCCCTCCTATAGACGTGGGAGCCTCTGCTGCACCACTGTAGGTTTATTTAAGTACTTGGTTAACGCCAAGGAGACGAATGTAGCGGCAGGAACTAGAACGACCAAATCAAGCGTCATGCCTTCAAGTATGTAGATACCGCCTAAACTAAATGGAGCCGCAAAAAATATGTTTATATTTGATTTGCCTATCCAGGCACCAAGAAATGTTAAATCTAACAATTCAAGGATATATGTAACTGCTAGTCCAACCAGCAAAACGGAAATTAGGATGTCTGTCATGCGCTCATCCTATATCGAAAGGTTGGTGTACTCCACTCCGTCATAGGTCTCTATACGCCAGAAGGCATTTGCAGGTACCCAACTCGCTAAAGTGTTTGCCAATCTAGGTACTTTTAGTTCTTTTCCATAGTACATATGAGAAGCAGACTCGTTAGCCGTTCCTTCCCATACAACTCCAAACTTCGAACTCAGATTTCCGTCAAAGGGGTCAGTGGCTACAGGAGACGCTTCCAACTGAACGTTGTCGATATACACGCTGTTTCCAGCAGAGGTATCCACTTGTACAGTCAATGTAAAAGTTAATGCAGTAGCAACTGAATCAGCGTCCACGTATGTGGTAACTGTATATCTTTGCCAATCTGTAGTTAAATTAGAAGTAGTAGTAACATCTGTTCCAGTTATTGCTATTCCATCATCTTTTGGCGTTAAAGTTATGTCTAATCCGTTATTTATTGCTGTGTCTGTTTTTGCATAAAAAGACGCAGTAAAATACTTTTCTGTCACACCAACTGTTCCTGTTGTTGTAGTGAGTGTTGCTCCAGTATTTAAGTTAATTTTTCGTGATGCAGAGCCTGAAAGTATTGATAAAGGAACACTTGAATCACTAGCATTTGAAGTTGCGGTTATTGTCCATTGATTAGTGTTTGTTTCAAATGAGGGATTCTTTATGTAATTACTTTTATTTGGGTTTAAATAAATGTTTATCGCTCTAGCCTCATCAAATGTTGTAGAAGTACCTTCGTGAATGTCAACCTGGTCTACATAGTATGTTCCAGATGCACTAAACGCAAATCTAAAGGCAGCATATCTTGTGTCTGAAGGAGTTGTTACGGTTGTCCATCTGCTTTGCCACGTGTTGTTTGCTGCTAAAGCAGTTGCTGATGTAGCACTTATAAATGTTCCATCTTTATCGTACCATTTTGCTGTAAGAGTTATGTTACCTGCACTAGTAGGAGATTTACCTTGAAAACCAAAAGTGTATTCAGTTTCTTCATCTACAGGAATGCCAAAAGTAATTGGAGAACTTTCTCCTAACGCGATATAGGCAGAGCCGCTGCTGGCTACTACTTGACATGTGTACTCATCGTCTATGACATTTGCTGAAGAAACAGGAACTTGAGATGTAACTGCACTTATAGTGCAAGAACTTGTAGTCCAATTACCCACAGAGTTATAAAAAGTAGAATCTTGAGCGGTTAAGAATAGGTTATTTGAAACAGTTATAGTGGGAGCATAACCAGTTAAAGATTCTACGTATGTTTCTATTCCTTTTCGTGTGCCTTTGTTGTTGTACATATAAATTGCTTCACGTATCAACTTCTTCTGGCTTCGCACTGGAATATTAGGCTCTATGTCTAAACCAACATTAAAAACTTCAATTGGAATCAATGCATCAGGAGTCTTATCTACCGCATGATTTGGTCTTGCCAAATCTGTTTGAGTAAGCAATTGTTCGTATGTAAAAGAGAAACCATCCATAAAAGAATATAAAGTAGAAGTCGTGTCTACAACTCCAATTGGACTTTGAATATTGCTTGTAAATACTCTAGGAATTATGTTCATAGTAGTTTCTTGCGCATTATGATTAGAAGGTACTATGTCCGATATTTGACCAGCAACTACCCAATAACCAGCATCTACTAAAAGAAACATTCGATAATAGATTTGACGACCAGGATTTATACTTGTTAAACCTGTTCCATCATCTGGGTCAGTAAACTCATTTAAACTAACGTTTCCTTCTGTTGTTTCTTCGTCCCATAAAATTACGCCATCTTCTGCATTTTCTGGATATCCAGATTGACTTCTAAGTAGTCTAATCCTTGTAAAATCACCTGTAGGTAATTGCCACTCAATAAATGTTTTATCAAAATCTAAAACAGTTAAAGACATTGGTTCTACAGAATAGGCAAGTTTTGGCGCGATTCCGTAGGTTGCTGTTCCATATAAAAAACTGCCGTATCTAGCCATTAGATACCTACGCTACATTTCCAAATACAATCCAACTATTATTTGCAATTTTTATCAAAGTTGCAACACCATATTGGCCTGTAATTTCAATAGAACTAGTTACTCCAGTTCCATTAACGGTAACGCCAACTGCTCCTGCAATTGTTACTGTTCCAGTTCCATTTTGAATTAACAAGATAGTTTGTCCAATTGGAAAACTATAAGTGCTGTCTACAGGTATTGTAACAGAAATAGAACTGCTGCTGCTAAACACAATGGCTTTACCAGTGTCGTTTACTCCTAAAGTATAGGAAGTACTAGAAGTATCTACTACCCCTCTTTGATGAGCCGCAGGAAATGCTGAAGCAACAGGAACCCATTCAGAACCAGACCATACGTAAGACGCTTTTGCCATTTCAACCTCCCATTAACATAAATGTGTCACTCAAAGAAGTGGTACCACTTCCACCGACATCTACTTCTGCAACATCTACTGAAGAGTCTACCCAGATAGTTCCTGCAGCAAAGTTAGAGCCAGTTGGTTGAGACGAAGAATAAATAACAGGAACTAGTTGTTCTCCTCTGGTATAAATGTATCCACTAGAGTCCAATTTTGTTACTACAGTAGAAGAAGAATTTTGAATTTCTAACAAGTTTGCTGTTTGACCAGAGGTAGCCCTTATAACAAGACCTTTAACTCCAGTTCCTGATGGAATGATTGTTGAACCACCGACATCCGATATGTATTCATCATAAACATCTTTTAAACCGTATTCAATATTTGCAATACGGTCTTTTAAAGTGTCCCAATTAGTTGTTGAAAAATCAACCACTCCAACCCATCCAGAACCTACGGTTATATCTGTGCCGAGTTCTGTTTGTAAAGCCACAACTTCTTCTTGAAGGCTATTAACGTGTGCGGCAAGGACGGTATCTGTGAAGTCTACCTTGGTGGTAAACGACTTGACCGTTGTGGGGTATGACGCTGTCACTATCCTCTTCCTTCCAGACCTATCGGTCTATTTTCTTAGGTTTGCCTCTCAATTACCTGCTGAACTCAGGCTATCTGGTTCATTGTCACTATCAAAGATGGGATTGCTGGAGATGGAGACGCTGCTCCATTTGCTTCCAAGGCTATATTTGTTGTCGTTGTTGACCAAGCCAATTGAACATACTCGTCATGTTCTAGTTTTACAAAAAAATTCCAGGCCGCTACAGCGTAGTTTCCAGAGCCAATATTTAAAGAGGTTGAAGAGTTAGTTACGGAAGTACCGTTTTTCTTTAACCAAATATAGGCATTATTTCCTGAACCACCTCCACCACCAGTTCTATGGTGTAGTTGAGCAGAAAATTGTAAATTGTAAATTCCAGTTTCTTCTACCGTAAACTTAGAACTATCAACGACGGAAATTCCTTCTGAAAAGTCTGTGTTATTAACAGTCATTATTTTTTCTGTATTAACACTTGCAGTTTGGTCAACCGTGCTAAACCAAGAGCCATAAGCAAAAACGCCTTGAACTTCTTCTGGTTTTCCAAACTCACCAATCCATACCGGGTACTCAGGGTCTCCACCTAGGTACATCACGTAAATTCCAGTGCCAATAGCGGGAGGTCTTTTAGTTGAAATTACAGGCCAAATCCAGTTAGTAACCGTTTGGTCTATAGCACTGATGCCTGTTGCAGATACACGGACCTTCAATCTTCTTAAGTGTTCTGGGTCTTTGTTGTCAACAACTACCGCTCTAAAAATTCCGTGTAATCTTTTTATTATATCCATCATGTTAGATTTATATTAGATTCTTTAAGCCTAAAGATTTCATCGGCTCCAGCAACTAATGAAGTGTTTAAAGCAACTGACCCACCATCTTTGTAAAACGACGTCGCTTTTGCAGCCTTTACTCCTGAAACTTGAAGTATTGAGAATTCTATATCTTGAGGATATAGAGTTTCTTGGAATCCAATCTCTGTATAACCAAAATCTGTGAGAAGTTGATTCTTTATTGCTGCTTCTACTTCTGTAGCGGTGTATTGGTCTAACTTAGTGTAATCAACTGACACAACAATATCCACATACACTGGAGGAGATACGGTAACGGAAGTTCCTAAAAGTATTTTATCTGCCAAGTAACTTTCAACGTTTGTTTGAATGGTATCCCATTCTTCAGTAGGATTTCCTAAAGAATCTAAACCAGGCGACTCATCTTGGTCTGTCGTGTTTCTTGTAGGAGCAATATACACAGTAACTGAAGACCAAACGGCAGCAGTTGCGTTTGCTTTTCCTACTCCTGTAACGGCAAGAGACAAGTCCGCATAATCTTGCAAAGTTACGGCTCTATTGTTTGCTCTCAAAGCCAAAGCAGCAGCAACGCGTATTTGATTTGTTTCTTCTGGGTCTGCTCCACCAATTGCAACATCTGGATTAGTTACAGTGATTGCACTTTTAATTGCTGATACTTGAATTTCTGATAATCCAGGAAGATAGTCTAGAGTGTCTATTGTATCTGCCTCTATGTTACCTTCTTCTCCACCACCAACCGTATACTTTGCTCTAATTTCTGCATATAGAGTTGGAATTACTCCAGAAACTCCGTCACCAAAGGTTACTGTTACTATGTTGTCTTCGTCCGTAGTAGCAGTAAATACTTGGTCAGTTGGTCCATAGTCAATTATGTGTTGAACTTGTGACCATTTTGTAAAAATGTCTCCGTCTTGAACTAGGATTTGAATACTGCCATCTGATACTGGGGTTTCTCCAAGTTCAAAACTCATTCCCGGTTGTCCAGTAGATGTTCCAATAAGTTCACCATCGGCTGTCACATCTTCTGCTACCAAAATAACAGAACGTCCATGAGTTGCAGTTACTGTTTCTGAACCAGGAGTCGAACCCACCTTTGCTGGAACTACTACGCCTGCTCCAGTTGTAAAGTAGAGAGTAGTTACAGTATCTCCTACAACTACATCTCCAGTAACGACCGTCCCTTCTGGAATAGTTACTGAACTTCCAGAGTTATTTGAAAATTCAAGTTCTACCGAGGCAGAGCGGTATCCTGCTGGTATATAGCCGTATGTTTGAGCAATATTGAGAACACTTTCACGTTGTGTTGCTGTGGTTAAGAAGGCTTCGTTAACGCTTCTATCAATATAGTAAGAAAGTAAATCTCCCATGTAGGCAAATGCTTCTACAAGAGCAACGCCAAAGTCTGCTGGGTCTGCTGCTGTCCAGTTTGGAACTCTGTCTTGTATACGTGCTATCAACTCCTCACGAATAGAGAAATAATCTTTACTTGTGTAGTCAAACGCTACAGGTATGTTTGATGGCGGAGTTATTGTCATTGTGTCTCCTCGTATGGGATTGTGTTTCCTGAAATAATTATTAATCCTACTGTCGTAGTGACGATTTCTTCATTAGGAAGAGCGTATGTAATGGTGACGGTTAAGGTTCCAGAGTACTCATCATAAGAAGTGTCTACTTGTTCAAGAGTAAGTTGAGGTAGTTGTCCGCTAAAAGAGGTTGATACAACCTCTTGAATACGACCAACAGAATCTTCTTGGTTTTCAAATACAGCGGAAGGTATATCTGTGCCGAAAGTTGGCCGCATTACCCTTTCTTTTACGGCTGTACCAATAACTGACCTGACCTTGTCAGCCCAAATTTTAGACTGGTCTGTGGTCTTTGTTACTCTGCCGTAAGAATCGATAGAAAAAGGAAGGGCTATGGCTGATTCTAGTTTTCTGACCATTACCTACCTACCCATCTTCTTGGAGTTACTTTAAAGCCGCCTGAAGTTTGATTAATCATTGTGGCTTTAGAACTAAGTATAGTGGTAGGAGATTTACTCGATATCCTGGATTTAAGTTCAAAATTAACATTTCTAGTAGGTTCAGAACTCGCATTTACGGGCCTTGCAGCAGTTTCCTTATTTTTACCAACACCATCGGTCATACAGATGAACTCAATCTCATACTTCCCAGCCCAAGTTATAGAGTGTTCTACCTTTGTAATGACCCAATATCCGTCTGTAAATTCTCCTGTTCCTTTTATCTCTATTGTTCTATAGGGTGCGACTCTCGCATCTCCTTGCCCTTTGCCTTCAGCAAAAATAGAATAGGAAGACATTTTTGAATTTGCATCAGCAATTGCTCTGGCCATAGCAGGACTGGACGTTATGGTTTGAGTAAGAGATTCTTTAAAAAGTGCAGGCTTTGTTGAAGTTCTTAGGTGTTTCCAACTACTGGGAGAAGCGGTGTAAGCAGTGGGTTTTGCAGTAAAAGGGTCTATCGAAGATATGTTTTTATCCCTTCTTGCAAAAAGACCTGTAATACTTAAGTCTCCTACGGTAGGTTTAAACTCATCAAGATTGTGTTCTTGAAACTCTGTAAATCTAGGAGATTCAGCGTCAATAAACTCGTAAATAGGAACTTTAGACATTGCTTTGTTTATCATAATATCGATTGGATGAAAATTTAATTCTGTTCCGTAAACTTGGGCTAAATACCCTGTTCGTCTTGCTAACTCTTGAATCTTTTCCCAATAGGTGTGATTTATCATTGATTGCTGACTAAATATCAAACTACTAGGAGTAATGTTTGTTTTTAACTTTAACTTTTTGGCTATTTCTTCAACAATTTGAGTTGCTGATTTGTTAACCCAAATTTTGTTGGCAGTTTCTTTAGCACCCAAAGTTGCGCCCGTTGCTTTTATCACAACTTCACGATTCTTCCCTCTAGCAGTCAAAGGTTTTACTTCATAAATATACCCGTAAAAAACTCCATCTCCTTTTTCGTTTCTCCATTTTAAAGTTACGGGAACACCTGTCTTTAATGCTTTTAAATAAAATGAAGATTGATAGACGTACACAAGTTGTAGAACATCCTGTTTTCCTGCTTCTTGTATTAAACGAAAACTTCGTGCCTTTTCCGTAAATCCAGGAAAATCGGGAAATGAAACGGTAAATCCTGTACCTAATCGGTATTGACGTGATTCATTCATTAGGAATCCTAAGTTGTGTTCCGGGTTCGATGTTAAACGGATTTATAATTTCTGGATTAAAATCCATAATTTTCCACCATAGTGTGGGACTGCCTAAAAATAAATTAGAAACGTTATCAATTCTGTCTGTTTCTACCCATTCATAGATAAAGAAGTACTTTGTATCTGTAGGAAATGTTCTAAAAACAGATATTTGAACTTTTTCAGTTCTTGAGTCTCTTGCTTTGTATAACTTTCCATCAACATATCTACTATCTAAAAAAATCATTTCATCCTCACTTTTTATCCGGAAGAACGTAAGCGTCGTTGATACGAGCAAATGAAATTCGAACTGTAGAAAACAGAGGAATCATTCGGTTATTAAATATGGTGTGATTAACTTCTAACTCTGTGATTCTTCCTCTGTATCTCATAGAATTGCCTAAGTGCAACTCAAGAATTGCTAATCTCATATAAGACCTATCAGCAGTTTGAACTCCATATTTATTTTTAAAAGTTGCAGCAGGTCCATTTATGGTTTTAAATAAATACTCAAGGTCATACATCGTTCCCTTTTGATAAATCTCTACTAAATCATCTAAAGGAACTGTCTCTGGATACGGAGAGTTTGCAATAAACCTAGAATTGTAAATTCTGTTACGTTGAGCAGGGTCTAGGTCTCCAGTAGGTGGCTCTGTAGTTTCAGCAAATTTTTTAGCCTGAGCACTAACAAATCCAAACTTATCAATAAAGTTCATGTCTTCTATGCGATTTATAACAAGAGAAAAGGTGACATAAGACGCAGTCATATTTGTAGAGATAGGAATTGCTTCGTCTTGTGGGACATACTCTGGGTCAACAAATCCTTGAGTTGACCATCCCATATTTACCTCTTTTGGATTATATAAAAATCTAAATCCATACATTTGCAAATCAAGTTGTGTTTTTGCGTTCTTTGGGTCAATGTTGTTAATTTGTAGTTGAGTGAATTCTCGGTCCATTTGTAATGCGCCACGTGCTGGTTTAGTATCTTTCCAAGCGGTTAGTGCATCTGTATAAGGTGCATAATTTATTGATATATCACTTTCATTTATAGACCTTGAGGAAATGCTAGTAGGGTTAAAGTACGCGCCTCTAACCATAGGAGCATTGAACTGATATGGGAATATGGCTTTTCCATTTTTAAATGAAACAGTGTTTCCTGCTGGAAGATTAGACCCTGTTGGTTTTTTCTTTAATGCTTCTATCTTCTTCAAAGACTCTTCGTAGAAGTACTTTTGCGCTCTCCATTGACCATGATATAGATTTTTTTGTTTTGTTAAAATTTCTTTATTCTTTTTTAAATTTGCTATGTTTGTTGGATTAGTTTCAGTTAAAAGTAGTTGTTCAATTTTTTGAATTGCTGCTTCTTCAGCCTTATATTTTGCGTACAACTCATCGGCTTTTGCTTTAAAACCAGCAGCCTTTTTTCTTTCTTTTAAAATATCTTGCTTTTTTTGACGTTCAGATTTCTTTTTTTCTGAAGCAGCCGCAATTTGCTGTTGTCTTTGTTGATTGTATGATGTTTGTGAAGTCATTACGCTCCTCCAATTACGGCATTAGCAGCATTGTCTTTTAAGTAACTCTCTACCATTTTTGCTAACTTTATTGCAGCAGCCTGGTCAGCACGGTCATATTTAACATTTATGTACACATTACGTGCGCCCGACGCGCCCGTGTCTGAACTAAACGAGGCTCCAAAGCCGGAAGTGCCTCCACCACGTGGGAAGTTATAGTTACTAGATTTTCCTTCTCCATGAACCCATGCAGAAGAGTTAACAGCCGCAAGAACTGCTGAAGTACCAGCATCAGACCGAAGAGCCTCTACAATTGCTGCATATCCACGTTCAGAAGAACGATTACCAAGAAGAGTCTTTACTGTAGCGCTGTTTCCTTCTTCCCAAGAACTATATCGTTTAACACCAACAGAGTTAATTGATGGGTTTCCATTCATATCCAGTGTGGTATTTAATGGGTTATACATTGCACTGTTCTTCCAGTGTCCACCTTCATATCTAGCCCAGGTAGTCAAGGCCGTCACGTTAGAGTCTGATGCAGGAGCACCCAACATTTGCAACAGACTAGTTGCCCAGTTTGTTTCGCTTCCAGTTCCTTTAATTCCTGCGTAATTTCCAGTACTAGTAGAGCCCGCAATAGACATAGTAGAACCAGCAAATAGTGCAGCCAGACCGTGTCCACCCTGGTTATACAGAGTGTTTGGGTCAATACCACCCACTGATGCAATAATCATGGGGTCTACGGGATTGTTCTTGCCTTTTCTAACTTCAAAATGAAGATGTGGACCAGTTGTATTTCCAGTATTTCCTGATTTACCAATTCTTTGTCCGGTCTTTATTACGTCTCCAACATTTACGCTCTTTTCACTTAGGTGACCATAAATGGTCTGTAATCCGTTTCCATGGTCGATTACTACTGAAGTTCCGTATTCTGACCCAGCGTCAGTGCTCGATACTGTTCCACCAAGAGTTGCTGCTACAGGAGAACCGACAGGCATTGCAAAGTCCATACCCTTGTGCACTCCATTTGTTGAAGCCCAAATTCCAGAGTTATCTTTATTTCCATAACCCGCAGTAACGGTGCTCGATGTACTTGAGCCACCACCACGCGGACCAATGCCCGTATTAAATCCTGCACCAAATCCTGGGTTACCACCACCAAATACAAGACCAGCACCACTGGCCATCAAAGAAAGACCAGGTATTGCACCAGCGCCTGTTGCGGTCATCCCAGCGCCAATGACCATCATTCCGCCGCCAATAACCTTCTTAATACCACTTATTACGCTAGGACCACCAGTAGCAATTCCCTTTCCAACGTTTGTTCCGCCAACACCAGCAATTACGCCCTTTAGGTATCCCAGTTGTTCAATTGCCTTTTTCATTTGGTCATTAAACGCTTCTACAATGTCCGCAGCGTTTTCAAATCCACGAAGCATCGCATCTTCGCCCTCCATCATCAGTTCTGTTTGCGATGCGTTTAATCTTCCTTGAGTTGTAAGCATTGTGTTGGCATTATCACCAACGGGCTTTGCAGTTGCCAGGTCTCCACTTCTTCCAGACACCTGGTCACGCATTGATTGAATAAGAATCTCTTGTTGAGCAGCACTAAATCCCATTGTTGACATGTTTGCTCCAAGATTTCCTCGGAGTAGTGATTCATTAAACGCCTCTACGCTGCTAAAGCCTCTACCACCAGTCATTACACCCATCAACTGTTTTGCAATGTCTGATGTAGGACGCATCTTTCCTTGGTTATCACGCAAGGTAATTCCATACTGATAAAGGTTTGCTGCCATAGGACCAGCACGTAATTCTGTCAATGCTTGAGCAGCAGGAGCGTTCTCCATACCTAGATATCTATAGGCTCCGCCAACTTCTTGAGTTAATCTTAAATAGTTACTTCCAGCCGCTGTGCTAGGAGTTACTCCTCGTCCTGACATAATCGCAGCAACAAGAGCATCAGAGCCGACGCTAGAAAGTCCTCCGCCCATAGCGCCGAAGGTTGCTCGTTCTAGTTGACCACGGCTAATTCCAGGCATCTTCAAGCCTGCCTGATAGAAGCCAAGAGAGCGGCTTAATGTCATCGATAGGTCAGGTGTTGCCGCGTACGCGCCTGCGGCCATTCCAAATGCAACTTGTCCAATACCAGCAGCAATTGCCATGCGACCTTGGCCTTTGCCACGGGCTGCACGAAATGCAATGTCTTCTCGGTCTTCTTCTCCAAAATCGCCCATAGAGTCTTCCATGTTGCGATATGAAGGCATTTGTCCAGGAGGAGCAAAGTTTGCTCCATCAGCACCGGTTCCTGGCCTATTTGTTGAAGTATTTAAATGGTGATAACCACCGCCGTTTTTAAGGACACCTTGAACGTTTGAAACGGCGCCTCTTGAAACTTCAGAAACCTTTTCTACAGCAGCAAATAATTCATTTACTTTTGTAGTGAGAGTAGATACAGCAGTAGTCAAGGACTGAACATTGGTCAGCATTTTGTTTGCCATATCAGTCCTTTCTAGTCAAATACTTGGCTATCTCTAGCCAATTCTTCCTCTCTCGTACTGTCAGACTTCTTATCTCTGACAGCGTCCATCCTCTAAATTCTCCAGTTAAGGCTGTCCATTCAGCAAGGAGTGTGCTGTATGGAGTGATGCTAGAATCGAAATAAGGTCCCGAAATTAACGGGAACTTGTACCTCGCTTCCGGTATCGGGGTCTGTGACAGTGATTTCATCAAACTGTGGACCAGGAATTCGAGAATTTATTTCATCAACAATACGCTTTCGGTCTACAAGACCGAGGTTGCGCACCTGCTGTTTGCTTACTACAGGAGCCGCATCAATCTTCACGACAGTTCCTTCAAGCATAAGTGTGGTTAATTCTGCTTGAGATTTTTCGGAGTTAAGAATGATGTCTTTCTGAGTTATACCTGTTGGAAGTTGAACCGTAAACTCATTTCTTCTTCCCTTTACCGTGAAGACACGGTCATTGATTGGGTCTGTCAAAACTTTATATTTAATATCTGTATTTAAGTCGACTTCTACTTGCTTTGATTCGCCGCCAATAAATACGGGTACCTCTGTCTTGCTACCAAAGGTCGCTTTAAATATCGCAAGAAGAAGGGTATCTCTGTCACCAGATAGCAGTTGCTCAAGAATCTTTTCATCAGCCTTTTGGTCACCGATTCTTACTGTTCCTCTTTGAAGAATGGTAAGTAGTGCTCGTCCAACATTGGCTGCACGAGCAATTGCCTCTTCATCATTACCTGTTAATTCTCTAACCTCTGCCTCGGTAATGACTTCCCCAGCGTCTGTTATATATCCGCCAGGGAGAGTCACTACATTATCCGAAGGAGGTACTATCTTTACTTCTTTTTGCTGTGGCTTTTCTTCCATAGCCTGTTTAACAAGATTGTTTGCCAATGCGGGATTAGCCGCTGCACTAATTGTTTTCGGCATTATGTTCCTTTACTAGTCTGCGAAGTCGGTTGCGTTATCTGTTAAGTTAGTTGCCCAGTTGACATCAAACCCTTCGTGTACCAGCGTTAACTGTTCTACGAATAGAGCGTTGTCACCTGCGTTTAGGTCTGAGTATGCCACAGAGGTAGGCCATGCGTTGTAGACCTCAAAACGCATCGCTACGTGGTCAGTTGTTGCGGCGTTGTCGCCAGCAGCATCTGATGGTGCAGGAATTGGATGAGAGAGAACTGAAACTTCAACGTTGCAACGGAAGTTCTGAGCGACTGAACGCAGAGAACCGCCACCAGCAACAGTTGAGAACAGGTTACGCATCCAATCCCAATTCTGCTTGGTGCCAAGAATGACACCGCGTTGCAGAGTGAGAGGTGTGAAGGTTGTTTGACCAGGAATCTGGTGGACGGTGGTGTTATAGCCACCTTCACGATAAGGGATTGAGTCTGTGGTTACAGACAATCCTGATACGGACGTAAAACCAAAGGTTGCGGTCTTCAATCCATCAAGCGTTGTATTCGCTGTGCCTTGTTGAGATGGCAATGGTTTGAATTGAACCAAGAACCTAAAGTTACGTAATGGGTCGGTTAGTAGACTCGACCTATTATTGATAATTGTTGGCATTTAGTTATTTCTCCTTCGGGTTAGTTCGCTGTCTTTTGAACAAGGTCAATGACAATGAACTCTGCTGGATACTGAAGAGCAACACCTACTTGAATGTTGACCTCTCCGTTTGCAATGGAAGTCGTAGTGTTGTTTTCCTTATCGCACTTGACGTAGAACGCCTGTGCGTTGGTTGCACCACGAAGACCGCCTTGATTTCTGTATTCGCTAAGGAATGCAGAAAGAGAAGTACGAATCTGTGCCCACAGTTTTTCATCGTTATTCTCAAACAATGCAAACTCTGTGAGATTCTTTAGATTCTTACGGATGTAGATAAGCGAACGACGCATGTTTACATACTTGTTTGCTGTTCCATCCTGCTTGAGCGTGCGTGCGCCCATGACAGAAAGACCTGCACCAGGAATCTGACGAATTGGGTTTATAGGTGAGGTTGATGAATTCATTAAATCAAGTTCACTTGATGTAAATGAACGCTCCATTGCTACAGCACCAAGAACTTGAGTTCCGATACCTGCTGGAGCCTTAAACACACCACGAGATGCATCTGTTGCAAGATAAAGACCAGCGATTGCACCTGCTGGACCAATCTTTCGAAGAGCACCGGTGCTACGACCTAATGGGTCTGCAATAAAGAAGTGTGGAAAATAAACAGCCGCATTGCTTGTGTCTGCAAGACTTCCTGCAAACGTGATTGCATTGGATGTTGGTAGAGATGGGTCTGTATCAACAACTACAAATCCATTATTGTCTTCAGACCAAGATGTAGCAGCATCGTACACGGCTACAGTTCCAGATGACAAAGCGTTTGCATCAGGAAGGAAGATTACAAGTGGGCGTTCTAGAGTTGAGAACCTCTCGAACACAGAAGAACCGCCTGCTTTGTAGTTTGTGTAGTCTGTAGAAGCAACTGCAGTTCCGTTTGAGCCACCTGTTAATGGGTAGGTTGCTGCAGTTAATGATTGACCAGCATAACCTGAGTCAACACTTACTGTAATGTTTGGTGAAAGAATGTTTATTACAGTCGGGCCGTAGTCACTTGAGGTATCGTCATCAAAAACAATGTTTTCATAACGTTCAAGAAGAATGTCGTCAGAAATACCTGATACTCCAGCCTCTTTGTAAAGAGTTAAGGTATAGGTTCCAGACACTTGACCAGCAGCAAGAACTGCACGAAGATTATTTCCATCAGTTCCTGAATTTTTTGCTTGAACAGTCACCTGTGCTGCGCTACCGCTGTCAACAAAATCGACATCAGCCTTTACAGCGTTAGATGCAAGTATTCTTTGTACGTAAAGTTCACGACCTCCGTTGGTAAAGAATGAACCAACTTGGAATGTCGCTGGATATGAGGCATTGTATCCACCAAAGTACTTGGTGAATTCATACCATGATGTAACAAGCGTTACGTCTTCTGGACCTTGTGCAAAGGCTGCAACAATGGCACCAGCAGCGTCAGCGCTTACGCCAGCAGGAAGTGGTGCTGGCAGAACGCGTTCACTGATGTAAACACCAGGACGGGCATAAGCCATGATTTCTCCTAACTAAGTTGAAGGGGTTCCTTATGGTGCAGTTATAGTAATCGGGTCAATTTTGGTGAAGTTGACACGACTGACAACTTGACTTCCGTCAGTATTGCCTTCGTCGTCAGTAACACCAGTGATGTTGATTTCGAGCGCCTTGTAGAGTTTCCTGTATGTGGACTGTGCAATCTCACTTGAGACACGCACAGTAATTGCATTGACAAACAAACGCTTGCCATTTTCTGAAACATCGCGCTTTGCAATGTCCAGAACATCCAAACGACGAGTCGTGCCATACACAGTATTTGGTCCTGTGTTTAGAACAGCGAATCGAAGTGGAATTCTTGTGTATAGAAGTTGCGCCAAAATTTGTCTGTCATGACGCGGTTGACGAGAGTAAGTAGTAATTTGATAGTCAATGTTTACTGGAATTGGAAAATCAATTTCCCAACTATGAAGGTCATCGTCATAGGTAACTTGCTGTACTGATTGTGTGCCCTGAACCATAGTATTTGGGTCTTCAAGATACGCGGGCTTTACTTTGCCACGCATTGCACGTGAAAAGTCTTCAGCAACATCGACCATGTCTATAGTAATGTATGGGTACTTCTGGTCACGTAACTCTTGGTCAGGTTGTCCAAACCAGACGCCAACGTTTCGTTCTGCATTTTCTTTTTGGTCTGTGACTTTCATGCCCAATAGTAGGTCTCGTAGAGCCTCATCTTCAGAGAGTAGAAACACTGTCATAGGTCACCGTAATGTTTTTCTAAACGATTGACAAAGAAATGCTCTGCCTCTGCTTGACGATTCTTAAATCTACGAACTGCCGCTGTAGGCTGGGTGGTTGGAGTCCCGTACTCTAAGTCCATAGCCTTTTCATACTGCTTTGAAGACACATGAGCAGTAAATCCGTCATTTCCATGAGAGATGCGTAGGGTGCGGGATACCTCATTAGGCCAACCGCTTGCTTGAGCCTCCGAGCGCAGATGCGCAGACATGAGCCGAGTAGTCTCGTGACTAGCGCTCTTTAGGGCTTTATTAAATTTATTTAAGGTCACTTTTTATTGGCCTTTTTCACAAGTTTGTTAGCGACTTTTCCACTGACATAACCTGCGACAAGACCAGCAATGATTGGCTGTGCGTATTTAGGGCGCTGTCCAAAGATGCCCTTCATAAACTCTTCGACTTCTGCAGCATTCTGCATATCGGCAGCACGTTCGTACCAAGGCTTCCAAGCCATTTAAATCCCCTTTATCGCAAGTAGTGGGTTCTACACGGAGTCCGCACGGATTTCCGATAAGGCAAGGATAGAAGAAAGACCCCTACTGGAGGGGCCTAACTCTTACTTCTTTTCTTTCTTCTTTTCCCGTTTTTCTTCGGCCTTTTCGCCCTTCTTGCCTTCCTTCTTTTCGTGGGCCTTTTCTTTCTTCTTTATGCCCTTGATAATCTTCTTATCAATCTTGACATCTTCTTGAAGAGTCTTTGGCTTCTTCTTTTTGCCGTGAGCCTTGTCCTTCTTCTCAAATTCTTCTTTTTCTTC